AGATGGTATACGGATGAATATGGTGATATGTCATATATGTGGGATTACAGATAATGGATATAGAAGAACAATTTGAAAGAGAATACTTATTTTTAACTGAAAGAACTTGTAGAGTCTGTAAAGAGACTAAAGACCTTATTGATGGATTCTACTTGACACGTAAAGGAAGGGGAAGTATTCCATCTGCCTATTCTTATGAATGTAAATCATGTACGATAAAAAGAATACAAGAAAGTAGAAAAATAAAGAAGCCCATTAATAATATTTGGGAATATCCAGATTGGTAGTTGTTCACTGGTGGTTTCCCCAAATTAAAGAGACCAAATTATAAATATTAGTAGACAAAATGAGCTTCTTTAAGAGGGGAATCAAATGGCGTTTAATTTAGTATCACCTGGCGTCAAGGTAAGAGAAGTTGATTTAACTATTGGTAGAATTGATCCGGCAAACAATCAAGTTGCTGGTTTTGCTGGACCTTTCCAGAAAGGACCAATTAATGATCCAGTTTTAATCAACACAGAACAAGATTTATTAAGAGTCTTCGGAAAACCACTAGAAGAAGATGCTCAAAATGAATACTGGCATTCTGCATCATCATATCTTTCATATGGTGGTGTTTTAAGAATTGTTAGAGCTGATGACGCAGAACTTAGATGTGCAAATGTTGGAGTTGCATCTACATCAGTATCATTAAAAATAAATTCATTGGATGATTTCAATAATAATCATTCAAATGACACTAGTTGGTTATATTCAGCAAAAACTCCAGGAACTTGGGCAAATAAATTAAAAGTCTGCACTATTGATAACGCAGCAGACCAAAGAATTACAGGATTGGGAACAACAGGAGTAAGTACAACTGCAGTTACTCCAATTGCAACAAAAACAGGAAACCTCGCAGCAGGTGCTGTAGTGGGAGTTTCTACAAATATTATTACTGGAATTACAACTTCACTATTACAATTGGGATACTACGTCACTGGAACCTTAATTCCTAGTGATAATGCAACGATTGTTTCAATTGGAAGCAGCCAAATAACATTAAACGCATCGATTACAACACAGCAGGCAGAAACAATAGGTGCAACATTTGATGTTGAGGAAAGAGTAACTACATTCACATCTAGAGATATTCAAGTTGGATATGCGGTAACTCAACAACTTACAGCTCAAATTCCAAATATTAATGGTACAGTCACTACTTTTAATGGATATGTTAGAGGTATAATTACAAATATTGGTGAAGAGTACATTGATGTAAAAATTACAGATAGAGTCAACACAGACACTGATGCTGTAGAGGCAGTTCAATATAAGACACCAGGAAGTGCTCCAAATCCAAATTCATTATTTTCTGGAACTTCCCTTAATATTGTGAACAGTAGTGGAGTAGAAAAAGTAGCATTACCTGCATATACAAGTATTGTTGATTGGTATAATCAACAAACATTGGGATTAGATAATAGCACAATTTACTGGTCAACAATTGCTTCAAAGCCAGGAACATCAGAATTTGCTTCAGAAAGAAATTCCTCAAATGATGAATTGCACGTCGTAGTAGTTGATGACTCTGGAGATATTACAGGAACTGCTGGTCAAATTTTAGAGAAGTTTACTTTCCTATCAAAAGGAACAGATGCAAGAACTACTCCATCAGAAGCAACATATTATAAAACATACTTAGCAAATAAATCAGAATACATTTATGCTGGATATCAACCATCCGATTTAGTTGAATCCAAACTACAAGGAACTCTGAATACATATGCATTATCTGGAAGTTCTTGGGGTGTACCTGTACAATCCAATTCATTCAAAGTTGCTGGTGCAAGAACCTATGAGTTAACAGGTGGATATAATTATGTTGATAATGGAATGCAACCATTCTTATCTGATATTATTTCTTCATATGAAACATTTAGAAACCCTGCAGAGTATGCATTAGATTTCCTGCTATGCGGACCATCTGGCGGAACTTCAATATTTGAATCACAGGCAAAAGCTGCTGCATTGATATCTTTAGCAGAATCAAGAAAGGATTGTATTGCTGTCATTTCTCCACATAAAGAGTCTGTCATTAATATAGTAAGTTCAGATACACAAACTGAAAATATCGTAGAATTTTTCGATGGTCTTGCATCATCATCTTACGCAGTATTTGATAGTGGATATAAGTACACATACGATAGATTTAATAGTAAGTTCATTTATCTTCCATGCAATCCAGACATTGCAGGACTGATGGCAAGAACTAGTTCAAATAATTATCCTTGGTTCTCCCCTGCAGGATCTGCAAGAGGAACATTGAATAATGCGATTAAACTTGCATACAATCCATCACAATCTCAACGTGATGCTTTATATACAAAGAGAATCAATCCAGTCATTGCTCTTCCTGGTTCTGGGATTATTCTTTTTGGTGATAAAACTGCTCTTGGTTATTCATCTGCATTTGATAGAATTAATGTAAGAAGACTTTTCTTAACCATAGAAAAAGCAATTGAAAAAGCATCAAGAACTCAGTTATTTGAGTTTAACGATGAAATTACAAGAAATAACTTTGTGAACATCGTTGAACCATATTTAAGAGACATTAAAGGAAAGAGAGGAATTACTGATTTTATTGTTGTTTGTGACGAAACCAATAACACACCAGATGTTATTGATTCAAACTATTTTGTTGCTGATATTTTTGTAAAACCAGCAAGATCCATAAACTTTATCAATCTAACCTTTGTTGCTACCAGAACAGGGGTAAGTTTCTCTGAAGTTATTGGTACTGTTTAATTTTTTCAATAGAGGAAAAGACTCATGGCAAACGCAAATTCCAACACACCAACATATACAACAAGAACTATTAGTGATTTTAAAGCAAGACTAGTTGGAGGAGGAGCAAGACCAAATCTATTTGAGTGCGTTATCAATTTCCCAGATTTCATAGAATCAGATAGCAGTCGTGATACTGATATGAGATTCATGATCAAAGCTGCAAACTTACCAGCTTCAAATATTAATGTTATTGACATTCCTTTCAGAGGAAGAAACTTGAAGATTGCTGGTGATAGAACCTTTGATCCATGGACAATTACCATCATCAATGATACAAACTTCAGAATTAGAAATGCATTTGAAAAGTGGATGAATTATATGAATCGTCATGATGATAATGCTGGTATCATTACTCCTGCTGCATATCAGAGAGAAATGGAAGTTTATCAGTTGGGAAGAGGAACAGTTAACGAGGGTGGTGCTACTGGTGGGGCATTACCAGCACCTAATGATACCATGCCAGTTTTGAAAAAGTATAAGTTCTATGGATGCTTCCCAACCTCAGTTAGTGCTATCGATCTTTCTTACGATTCTGCAGATTCTATCGAAGAATTTACAGTAGACCTTCAGGTACAATGGTGGGATGCATATGCTTCAGGTGAATCAACCAGTTTATTCAATACTAATGAAACAGTCTAAATAATAAAAAGGACTTATTATTGAAAAATGCCTAAATTATTTGGATTTAAAATCGAGGAACCGGAAGATAAATCTTCAAAGATTATCTCTCCGGTTCCTCCTAATGATGAGGACAAATCAGATTTCTATCTGTCTAGTGGATTTTATGGACAGTATGTTGATATTGAGGGCGTATATAAATCTGAAGGAGATTTAGTTAGAAGATATAGAGAAATGGCACTTCACCCAGAGGTTGACAGTGCCATTGAAGATGTTGTAAATGAGGCAATCGTTTCGGATTCTGATGATTCCCCTTTGCAGATTGACTTATCAAATTTGCCAGCAAGTGATAAGTTAAAAGATAAAATTAGAGAAGAATTTAAATACATTAAAGAAATTATGGACTTCGATAAGAAGTGCCATGAAATTTTTAGAAATTGGTATATTGATGGAAGAATTTTTTATCACAAAGTAATTGATGTAAATAAACCTCAGGATGGAATCAAAGAGATAAGGTATATCGACCCCCTCAAAATAAGACACATCAGAAGACTAAAGAAAGACCAAAAAGATTTAAGAAATGCATTAAGCAGAATTAATTCTGATTCTAATGTCATAGATTTTAATCCACCAGAGATTGAAGAGTTTTATTTGTATAATCCAAATCAACTCTCTTCAATGACTGCAACTTCTGGTTCTAATTTCAAATCAGAAGCAAAGCAGGTAAGAATTGCCCCAGATTCAATTACTTACATTACTTCTGGATTAGTAGATAGAAATAAGCAGACTGTATTATCACATTTACATAAAGCAATCAAGGCACTCAATCAACTTAGAATGATTGAGGACTCTTTGGTTATCTATAGACTATCTCGTGCTCCAGAACGTAGAATTTTCTATATTGACGTTGGAAATCTCCCAAAAATTAAAGCAGAGCAATACCTTCGTGATGTGATGAATCGTTATCGCAATAAGTTGGTATATGATGCAAACACTGGTGAGATTCGTGATGACCGAAAGTATATGGCAATGCTTGAGGATTTCTGGTTGCCAAGAAGAGAAGGTGGTAGAGGAACTGAAATCACAACTCTTCCAGGTGGTCAAAATCTTGGAGAACTTGCAGATATTGAATATTTCCAGAAGAAACTTTATCGTTCTTTGAATGTTCC